TAATAATATTTCAACTTCGTAGTTAGTTTTAGCTACTATATTATGCCAATATTTATTTCTCCCAAAATGACTATTTGCTCTTTTGTAAGTTGCATCACTCCCAATACCTATATAAAATGGTTCGTTTTTGTCAAGCCTAATATGTCGGTATAAATATGCCATTAACAAATAGATTCTCTTATTAAGTCTGCTTCGGATTCCCTTCTAACAACCAAGCCGTCAAGTCCACGATTTTCCCATAATCTTTTACTCTTTTCAATTTGTTCTGCAATACCTTCATAATCCTGTTTAGCAATCAGGTCAACTATTGCCCTCATCTCTGCCCTTGAATCACCTTCAAGTTTATTACCCCTGTTATAAACTACTGAAACCAAAGCACCTTTAGTGTCATCGTTTAGTAAATCCATATTAGGATAAATCTTCTTTGTCATTGCGTAGTATCTAGGTAATGAACTCTTAACGAAAACTTCGTATGCCGTATTGTATGGAATCCTAACATTTAATATTTCGCCTTTAAGCATTGCCTTTGCTTGTGGTCCTTTTATTCCTATTGTTGGTCGTAAAGCATTTATGTAATTCAAATTTATTATACCTGACCAATCAAGCATAAATTGTTTTTCGGTGTTATAACCCAAATCATAACCCATTCCGATAGTTACACCGCTTTCACCACCTGCCCAAATAGGTGCTTGTAATTTCTTGTCGTAGTATGCTCTACCTCCAACTTCGTGTTGAATGATAAGGTCAGTTGCTTTCTTGGATATCATTATCTTTCTTTTTAAATATTTTCTCTGCCGTAGTTAAACCTAAACAACCAAAAGCCAAACTAGCAACTGCGTAAACCAAAGCCTCGCTGGGTGCTTTACTTAACTCACTAAATGAATTGTGATACATTGTAATACATAACGCTATAACACACATCAAACCACATAAACGCTTCATAGATAACCTTCCGTTATCTTCGGTAAAAAATTGCTTCATCTTAATTAGTTGTATCGGTTTTAGTCTTACCCCAAAAGTTCTTTTTTTCTTTAATTAGAACTGTATCGTGAATATAAATAGTGTCTATCCTTATTTGCACAACCCCATTTTTTAGTTCACTAATTTCGCTTTTCATTTGAGTAATGGTTGCAACTGCATTTGTAACTAATTGTTTTTCCTTTTTAGTTGCCTTTGCAAGAACTGTTGCAGATTTTACATTGGTTGCATCTACTTGCTTCATTAATTTCTCAAATTCAATATCCTTATCAATCTTTTGAGCAGATACTCCACAACCTAATAAGAATAAAATAAATAAATATTTCATTAGTTAATCTTTTGAATTTTACCTAATTGCTCCAAAGTAGAAAGTTTAGTACTTGCTGCTGCTAAAGATGAATCACATTTGCGTAAAGCATTTGTAACTACATCCAGCCTAGTTTCTAGTTTCTCAATCTTTACATCTTGATTTTTAGCCTGACCTTGAAAGGTAGAACGCACATCAACATACAAATAGCCAATGGCTACTAAAACAACAAACAAAGTACCTACAACAGGGTTGGATGCAAATTCCTTAAATTTAATTGGTATCATATTATAACTTTTTATAAATTCCTATTGAATATTGGTTGGTTGTAGCACCTAGCGTAAATAAGCCATTTTTAGGCATCTTAAATGCTAACCCAAACCCAAACCCCACTTTTTTGTTATCCTGTCTTAAATCGCCTAAAACACCCCAATAAACCGCAAATTTAGGTGGCATTATCTTCGTGGTTTCTATTTTAATGGTTTTCTCTACGAAATGCCCTCCATATCCCCTACCTAATATCTTGTTTTGACTTATCGTGTCGCTTACATAAACATATTGAGCAGAATCCAGCTTTAAGGTATCGTAATACGCATATACTCGGTTATAATCGGATATTTTGATTGTGTCGTGAACCTCATCTATTTTAACAATTGTGTCTAAAACTACAAAAGGGATGCTTTCACCCCTCTTATATTTTACTATGTTTTTAACCTCTACAATAGTATCGTATTTTGTTAGTACTATCGGCTTTGTTTCTTTTTTTGGCTCTAAAACAAGGATTAAAACCGCAATTATTAATATGGCAGTTATTATGTCCCTCATCGGTCTTGTTTGTTTTGCATTGCAATAGCTAACTTATTTATTTGTTCGCTAATATGGTCTAGCTTCTTACTCAAGGTATCATCTTGCTTTTCAACCATACTAACACGGATTTCTAGTTCTTTTAGTTTAAGACTTATCTTAACATAAATTCCGATTAGTCCTATGACAATAACTATTGCCTGACCAATAATAAATAAAGTTGCATTCATTACAATTCTTCTTCTATTTCTTTAATAAATGTGATACCGCTAGTCCAATCTTCTAGGAATGTAAAGTTTTCAAGTCCATCAGGATTAACCACATTAATCGGTGTAAAGTCAAATTCCTTCTCCCCTAGTTCTTTAACTTGAGCAGTTAGCTTTTTGATGTTCTCTTTAGTAAACTTGTAACCATTTTTTTCATCCAATAATAAAATGTCTTTATCATCGGTTGATGCGTTATCAAGGCGGAGTTCTTCAACTTGGGCTTGATAGCTTTCGTGGTAGGATTTGACTTTTTCATAAATTTTTACGAGTTTTTTTTGTGTCTTACTTTCAGAGTTTCCAATAACCGCATTAATTGATGCGACTAGGGTGTTGAGTTGTTTGTATTGCATTTGTTTGATTTTTTACAAAGATATGTTAATTGTTATAGGTTTTCTATCTCTTGTTTTACTTCAGCCCAATATTTTGAATATCTATATCCAAGCTCTCTACTCCATTCCCCATTCTCATATTGTATTTGATATTCTTCTTGCGTTTCTTTTAATTCTAATATCTCATCTACTGCTATTAATGCACATTGTTTAGCTCTATATAAATCATCGTACATTCCTTTATTTTCTATTATAAAAAACATTTTATTAAATAATTCTAGTGCCTTTTCTTTTGGTGTCATAATATTGGTTTTGCCAAAATTAGTATTATTCGGTTACTTCAGCAACTACTTCAGGCATTGGCGGAACATAATCCCCTATGATTGTAAGGTTTAATTGAGCAGCAATCCAATCCCAAGCGTAATTGTCCGATTGCCATTTTGTATAAGCCTCGCCTGTCATTGTTAAATTACCATCTTGTAATCTTTGTTGACTAGCATCTAAAAGGTTATAACAAAATACTGCACTTGTATTTAAAGTTACATTTACTGCCCACGCATTAAGGTATATTGCTTCCACAAACTGACCATTTTGCCACATTTGAATTGGTTGAATTTCTTTCATATTATTTTATTTTTAATTTTAATTCTTCTATTTGTAATTGTTGCTCTTGGATTGATTTTATAAGTATTGGAACTATTTTAGAATAATCAATTGCCTGTGGTAAAACTTTACCATTTTCATCAAGTGCATCTTTATCACCACTTACAATAGATGGCATAATTTCAGCCAATTCGTGTGCTATAACCCCATAAGACCTTGTTTTATTAGATTTCCATTCAAAATCATAAGTCTTAATAGAAGATATAATACTCAAAGCATTGTAATCTTTAAAGTCTTGCTTTAATCTATAATCCGATGTTGCATTATATAAAACCGCAGTTCCGTTAAAAGTTATTGAACCTATTGTTCCAACTCCATTTTGAATAAATTGTTGTATTGTAATAGAACCTGACGAGTAATTCCTAGCAAGAATAAAAGATGTTGCACTATTACCTTGATTATATATTTGTCCTTCTACTTGAAATTTATATCCGCTATCAGTAGTAGTTCCTATTAATACATTGCCTCCACTTGTAATACGCATTCTTTCTAAATCACTTGTAAAAAATGCTAATGGTGTATATGCACCTGCAGTAGAATTATAAGATGAAAATACAGACCCTACACTTCCAGTATGTCCAATCCCTGTAAAAGAATCATTTGCAGAAGTATAACAATTTATTCCATCATAAAAATTAGCAGTTGTTTGTTTTACAAAAACTTTACCTGTTCCTGTTGTAAGTCCTATACCAACATTTCCTCCACTTGTAATACGCATTCTTTCGACAGAATTAGTCCAAAATATCATAGGGTAAGCACCTTCTTGATATAAGTTTGCTGAATATCCAGCACCACCAAATGTTGTACCAGCACTACTATCTAATCCAATATAAAAACTAGAACCAGTATTTGCTTGTCTAAAATAATTACTACTACTTCCAGTACTTAATGATTGTAAAACTTCTCCACCAGATGATGAAATAATATTTTTTGTTGCAGTTACACTACTAGAGAATGTAGCTGCTCCTGTTGAGGCTATGGTAAGACCTGCTCCACTTGCCACACCCAATGTTACTGATGTACTTGCTCCGCTATTAATAGCAGCAGAACTTCCTACATATCCTATTGCAGTACCATTGTTATTAAATTGTAAGTATGTACTTGTACCACCTGCAACACCATTTATAAGCATATAGCTTCCTGTACTTACACTACTAGAGAATGTAGCTGCTCCTGTAGATGCTATGGATAATCTTTCAGTATATGATGAACCTGTACGAATACTTAACCCATTTAAAGCTAATAATGCTAATCTATTACCTGTTATTGACATCAAGGCATCTTCTGCACCTATATAACCAAAATCACTTCCATTTGTTTTAAATATTTGATATGGACCAACACCGCTTCCTGCTGCTGATGTTGAAGCTAATGTAAAATTCGGTGCTGCTGAACCTTCCATTTTTGAAGTAGTAGGAAATATCAACTGCCCACTAAATGTAGCACTTGTTCCACCCAATGGACCTGTTAAAGTTCCCCCTATTAATGGTAGGTAAGCAGATAAAGAACTTGTTAAAGCCAAAGTACCCGAAGCATCAGGCATTGCGTATGTTCTTGGTGTATTTGAAGTTAATCCGCTTGAATCTAAAATAAATATTCTTGTGTTAGAAATACTTGACAAATATGAAGTAAAATATAACTTACCATCAGAATAAGGCAAAATATTATAATAACCTCCTATATTGCCTGGGGAAGTTGTTCCAATCTTCATATTAAGTTGACCTGACATTGGACTAGTTGCTCCGTTCAAATATAAATATGATGCACTTAAAGAATTAACACCTAAATCAACCGCTCCTGTTGCTCCTGTGTATGGGACATATCCTGCCAATGAAGGAATGTCGCTAGTTAATGCAATAGTTCCTGTTGCATTAGGAAATGTGTAAGTGTAATTTGCTAATGTAGAAAAAACTAAATCTTGAATTGTCGTTTGTCCCATTACCACTCTTATCCCATTAGATATACCACCAAATCCATTATATCCACTAGCAGCAGTATAATTACCATTTGTATTTAATAATACTCCAAAATCATTTTTAGTAAATGATGAAAAAGTTTTTGCACCGCTAAATGTTTGTGCTCCTTCTAACATTGCAATAGTTCCTGTAATATTAGGAAAAGTAAAAGTATATCCTGTTGCAGATGGTAAAGTAAAAGAATTACTAATACCGCCACCACTTGTGAACTTAACCCCATTAGTTAAGCCACCTAAATTCATATAACCTGCTAATGAACTACTTGAAGCATTTTGTAAGAATATGCCTCCGTTGTTTTTAGTA